AAGTGCCCCGCGACGATCGGAAGACAATGGAAGGGAAGGGGGGGGGACACCACGTAGCCTGGGCTCGGCCGAACCGGTCGCTTACCCGTGGAATCTTTACACCACCCGTGAGATTGCCCATCCTACTAGCATTCATTTAGTCCCACTGCTGGGATCCCGGTCGACGGGCTCACCCCGAAGCTGCAGGAATACTAGCACCTAAGTCGCCGAACACAACCGGCCGTGAGGTGTGTGGAACACACCCAACCTTTTCACTTGCAGGCCAGCGAATCAATGGCCAAACGCCAAAGATCCAACTCTGCAAGTCCCGCCTCTTCTTCTTCCGACACGAACTCTTCTGGCAAGAAGTAAGTGTCGAGCCTCTTTACAGAGGAGGCATGACTCCGGCCACCCCAGCCGACAAAACTGGGGTAACGCCAGCACAGGGACTCCCTGTACCGGTATGTCCGACGTATGGCCCCGCAGGACGGAGACCATACATCCCTCTTCAACCCTCGCCCCCCGTACTCCCAAAAGAAGGACCGCAAAGCCTCGGCTTCTACGGGGGATGGCGTACCGGAAAACGCCATAATACCCAAGATAGGATTGACAACCGGCTCCGGAAGCTCGGTCGCAACTCGTTTGCTACCTTTCTTGAGTCCCATCTCACGCCTGTAAGATGGATAGGTCCTATGACCCAATTGCGAGGGAAGAAAACCCCAGCGCCTGCCGATCCGCGCTCTTTGGAACGCGTCCACAAAACCAGGGCTAACAGTAACGGCCTTCGCCATATGCTGCATACCCTGGTAATCGACAGTCGCACCTCCTCTCCTGAGGTGGCGTACGACACGCCACCTCCCCCGCTCCTTTAAGAATGCCGTCGAGTTGACCTCGACAACACCCCGAGACCGGATGGTCTTATCATCGTTGAGTCGGTACCCCGGAGGGTAGTCCTGCACGGTAATAACTCGATCGGCAGAGATGACACAGTCATCCCCGTTAACGAGTATCCGGCCCTCCTCACCCCGCAGTGCCCAAAGAGCAGCGAGATAAGAATGAAGGCAGAGAAGGGGAAAAGAGAGGTAGGCACCCATCATCTGTCCGTGCCTGACTCTCCTGAAAACGCCTCCAGAATCCCTAAAGATGGGATCAAGCGAACGATGCGCCAGAGAGCGCAAAGATCTGGGGATCTTCACGGATGTGAAGAACAAAGCGTCAAGTATCTCGCGGGAGATATCTTGGGAGAGTCCGTCAGTCGCAGCTACCAGATCTACCGAGGTCTGGTACTCTCTGACACAAACAGATGACATCAACTCGTCGGTCGGAGGACCACAAAGAAGCCAGTCCTTTTCGCACAGCTTCTTATAAAGGAGCTTATGAAGAGGCGCGAGAAGCTCGATCGACTCATCATAGATGAGAAGAGGGCGCTTCTTTCCAGCCGACTGGACTTCTTTGTACCTCGCCATGAATACTCGAGAGTCCTCACTCTCTGTCATGCACGAGGTGACAAACTCTGACCTCCTCTTGAGCCAAAGCTCACTTGCAACACCCTTGCAGGCGCGCGCGGTCGTATTAGGCAAGTGGTTCCAGACGAAGGAACCATAATGCTTATCCCAACCGGGAGGAAAGAGTCGAGTAACCTGGGAACGAACAAACGCCAGGTACTCAGTTGATGTGGGTGGGGGTTTAGAAAGTACGTTCGCCTCCCACTGGGAACGTACTGACGGAGTGTGACGGGCGCAACCCGATGGCAGGTTGCGCTTTATTGAAGAACAGGAATGGGCCAAAGCCCATCTGTCCCTTCGCCCCAGTCTCTGCAGGTTACAGAGACCATTCTTTCCTCGAACCTGACGGCGAGGAAAAGCTACAGAGGTCCGCTCCTTACCCTGTAGCAAAAGAAAAGACAAGAAGCGTCCAAGGTTGGTAGGCTCGCAATCCGGTAAATCAGAGTATGGAATACCATACCTGATCCGAAGCAACAGCAAACCATTGTGAATCACCTCCTTGGTATCTCGGGTGGCCCTACGGCACCCGGAACACCGCTTAACCGTGTAACCGCTGGCGGATTTATACACGGGACCCGTATCGTGGGCTAGCCGGCTACGCACACGAGGCACGACCATTTACTCCTAAGCTGTAAAGCAGGAAAGTAACTGGATTCCCTTTAGC